TCACGACGGCACCTGGAAAATTTGCCTCGACGAAATTCTTCGTATCCTCTATCATCGATCGACCCTTCGTGGTGACGGTCGCCGCGAGCGCCATGCATCCCTTGAACACACACGGGAGGATACCCACGCTCGTCCCGGTCGCACCGTACACGGAGTTCATGCTGATTTTCATCGCCAACTGCTTACCATCGAACACCTGTTTCATGAATCCTTCGGCTTGTGCCATCTGTCTCTTCGCCGCCTTGCGGAATTGTTTCAGGTCTGACAAAATACTCGGTAAGATCGAAGGCACTTTTTGTGCGTACCGTAACGTGACCCCGGCGACTTGGAATTCGTCGTACTCCACACCCGGTAGATTATCGTATCGTTCGTCCATCACCAACGTCGAGTAGCAAATGTTGTGTGCCATCATGATGCTCGGATACAGGGACGCGAAATCTAACGCTGTGATCGGGTTTTTGTAGTAGGCACCCTTCTGTGCATCCAAGACAGTCGCGCCGACGTACGATCCCGGATCGTCCTTGGTTCGAATGGTCTTCACGAGGAATCCGAGCTCGCGCGCCTTCTTGCACACCTGACTGAACACCTTGATCTGCTGCCCTCTTTCGCACAAATACGACAGTGGCACCCAGCACGCTTTTGCCATCTCGAGTAAGTTGACGTCCAGACACAAACGCTTGCATATGCGATGAGGGAGAATGGTGTCCTTCACACAGTACTCAGCGACCTCTGACATTTCCGTCGGGTGTTGTCGTTCAAACCTGGCGAACATCTCCCTCGCCGGCATATCGATCTTGGAATCGTTTAAATACACGAGCGAGACGTTGTTCAGCGAATAAGAATCGAGTTTGAAATTTCGTTTCACTTCTTGGAACATGCAGTACACGAATCGACCGGGCATCGGCAAGAGTTTCAACACGTTATCACCCAAGGCTGAACTCGAAAGTTTCTTCTCCACGATTTTACTCGAGAACCCTCGACGTCGACCGAGGTTGAAAAATTTTGAACAGTTGGTCATGAGTGCTCGAGTGTACAGATAGTCCAAATCAAAACCGAAGATGTTCCACCCGGTGATGATGTCGACGTTTTTCTCGTGGACATAATCCCTGAACGCCGCGAGCATGCCGGCTTCGGTCGCGAAGCTTTCGGTGCGCACACCCTTCACCGGAGTCGTCTGACCGAAACAGAAGATCGCTTCGTCGTAGGGTGTGTCGGTGCCGATGTGACACAGGGTGACGCCGATTTGAAAACACGCATCATCTCGGATTTGTGGATTTGGAAATTTGTGTGACTTACTGTACGCTTCGATGTCAACACTGGCGATGACGAACGGGGCGACGTCGTCGCGTTCGACCGGGCGGAGGTGTCTCCAGTCGTCCATCCACAGATCGACGTCGACGTGAGCGACGAACGACGGGTTCGTCCCTTCCTCAGCACGTGCCCAGCCGGTCGCTTGAATATTTGTCTCATGCATGAAGCGTAACACCGGGTCAAGGTTGGCTTCGAAGGCTTCGACCTTAGGGAACTGGTCGCGAATCTTCCAGTCCAACAAACGTCGAGCCTTGAGTGTCTGACAGTCCAGGCGCACGAACTTTGACACCTCACCGTTCTGAAAGCCCCACATGTCTTTGCGTTCGACGAACTCATGTCCCACAAGGGCACCCTTGCACTTGGACTCCATGGTTCGAATGAACACGTGCGCGTCCGATGTCGACCAGTCACTCGGGAACTTGACGAAGAAATACGGGACATAGGGAGTCGTCACACAGACCGATCGTCCATCCTGCGTCTTCCCGTAGAGCGAGATCAGGTGCTTGTCGTCCTCGTCTCGGTCATCCCAGGAGATCACCTGGAACGTGACCATGTTTCTTGCGTGAAAGAATGACGCCTCTTTTTTTTATCTTAGACTAATAGTAATCAACATGAGTGCTGCGTTGGTCGACGTGATTTCCACGGGAGTGCAAGACATTCACTTGACATCGAAACCGGAAATTTCTTACTGGCGCCAAGTGTATCGTAAGTACACGAACTTTGCCGTAAACACCCAGCGTGTGGACTACATCGGAAGCTTCTCCGCCACCGGATCGGTGACGTGTGAAATCCCGGTCAAGGGCGATCTCTTGACACACATCCACATCGAAGCTCCGCGCATCGGTACCGCAGGACAAAACTCAACGGGTCTCTTCTCATCGAACGCCGGTCAGCGTCCGACGACGTTCGAGTTATGGATCGGAGGACAGATGGTGTGCTCGCTCGATTCTTTGTACATCAACGGTGTGCATAACCTTCTTTACAACTCCACCGAAGCCAAGGCGTCCGGTGCACAACTCACGGGTGACACCCTCGAGAACGCCTACGGTGCGGAATCGGGATACGCCGATTGCTACACCATTCCGTTCTGGTTCAGCGACGACTGGACAAAGAGCCTTCCGCTCGTGTGCATGCAGTTCAGTTCGGTGACGCTCAAGATCAAGTGCCGCGACGGGTTCACCCCGCGCGCGACGCCGAAGATTTACTGCACGTACGCCACACTGGACACGGACGAACGCAAGTGGTTCGTCGACAACGTGCACGAGCTCTTGATCAGGCAGGTACAATATCAACTCTCCAGCCAGTCCGAGACTGAAATTGATTTGTCCACGTTCAATCACCCCGTCATGGCGTTGCACATCGCGTCCGGTGCGGGCACTGGTGGTCACTGGTCGACGCAATATTCATTCGACAAATCGACGCTTTACATCAACGGTACGCCGTTGTTCGAAGAAACCTCGAATGTGTTCCACCACACGACGGTTCCGCTCACGCACTGCACGACGCTCCCGAACATGGGGTTGGACAATAGCCCGACGTTCACCTGGCCGTTCGCTCTCTACCTGAACAAATCCAGTCCGTCCGGTAGCCTGAACTACTCTCGACTGGACAATTCGAAGCTTCAAATTTACAACCCGCACGGCAACGCCAACACGCAACACAGAGTCTACGGGGTCAACTGGAATATTCTCAAGGTAAAAGACGGGCTCGCCGGTGTTTTGTACGGCTCGTAATCATATACACACAAATCATTCGAACACAATTTTACAAACGTACAATCATTTGTAAAAATGTGATTTTTTCCACGAATGGACTCTGTCATTTAGTTGAGGTTGTTCACCTTGGATCGGCGGCGGCGGCTACCTTCGGCGACTTTCATGTAATTCGGGATGTTGTTGACCAACTTCTTCGCCTTGTTCGCGGCGGCAGTCTTCTTCGGGGCAGCAGCCTTGTTCGCGGCAGCAGCCTCCTTGGCACGCTTTTGAACGATAATGTACTTGGCACGAAGGTTCTTGGCACTCATGGCCGCCCTGTTGATGAGAGCTTGTGACTTTTGATCGTTGGTGAGGCTGCGACGCTTCGCGATGAGCTTCAAGACTTCTTCAAGTCGCTTGGATTCTCGTTCAGCATCGTTTCTCGCCTTCTTCTCGAGCTTCTCGAGAGTCGCCGGTCGCGGACCACGCTTCATACCTTTGTTGGATCGGGTCTTGCGAGGCTTCGGCGGAGCAACCTTCTTGTTAAGAACGCGTTGGAACATACGCGTCGCCTTCATAGCGTTCTCGTTGTATTCGCGCTCGAGCTTTCTCAACCCGCGTGCATAAGCCACGTCGGCTTTCGGCGGGGCGACCTTCTTGTTGAGGATGCGTTGGAACTTGCGGGTCGCCTTTTCAGCGTCCTTGTTCGCTTCACGCTGGAGCTTCTTCATGCCACGCTTGTAGGCGGCACTGGCTTTCGGCGGGGCGACCTTCCTGTTGAGCATGCGCTGAAACTTGCGCGTCGCTCGTTCGGCGTCTTTTTCGGCTTCGCGCTGGAGCTTCTTCTCGGCTTTGAGCTGGAGCTGCTGGCGCTTCTTCTCGCTACGAGCTTCGAGGGAAGCGGCGGTCGGTGGAGCGCGCTTCTTGTTAAGGATTCGTTGGAACATTCGCGTCGCCTTCAACGCTTGCTTGTTCAATTCGCGTTCACGCATCTTCTCTTCGCGGACAATCTTCTTTTCACCGCGAACGTACGTCACGGGTCTCGCCTTGGACTTCTTGTTAAGAATCTTTTGGAACGCCAACGTCGCTTGAAGCGCGTTGTTCTTGAGTTCACGTTCTCTTTCGGCGAGCTTGGCGAGAGTCGCCGGTCGCGGACCACGCTTCACGCCCTTGTTGGATCGGGTCTTGCGGGGCTTCTTTTCGGTGTTCACCATTTTGTTTTGTAATGTATACGTAGATTTTTTTTATTGGCGTGCTCTTGCTCTTGGGAGACGTATACCCGCGGACTGAAGGGCGTGTCGGCGCTCACGACTGAGACTCGTGTCTGGATCCTTCTGGAGTTCCAACCAGAGGTAGAGTCCAGGCGCACCGTCATCCTGGGACAGAATGTTCACGTGCCCGTGCTTGTTACGGAAATCCAAAAGTCGGGTGTACATGTTCAGGAAATGATCGGGTCCTGGAACCGCCCACTCGTCACGGTTCGTGTCGTCCTTCATCCAGTCAACGCACCTCTGTAAGAAAGTGTCGTAATAGTCGTGATAATCATAATCTTCAATTCGTGATAGTTCGTCTACCGGAGGGTCGATCTTGGTCTCGAGTTCCCTTAGTTCGAGCGCATATCCCCAATTCAAAATTTCTATGGTGTCCGTGTGCTGACGCAGATGCTCAATCATCTCGACAGACAACGTGCCACGACCTTGTTTCTTCTTTTGCCTCTCGTGCTTCACGCGCCCCTGTTCAAGCCACTCCTGGCGACACAAATCGACAGACTTTTGAAAGATGATTTCCTGTAACTCAAGTGGTAAAGTGTCCCATAATGATTCAGCCATATGTCCCTATATTTTCTGTGATTTTAATCTCAGCATAGAGTACTACATGATCACAATGATGGGTCCGTCCCCAGCCCCTGCACAACCGCCGGCTCTCCCCGCGCAAGGCTTCCCGCTCTCCCAGACGCAGATGATCGCCCTGGCTATTGTCGCCGTCGCGTACTACCAACGCGCCAGACTCGGTCGCAATGGTTTGATCGCCGCTGTCGTCATCGCTGCCGCGCTCGTGTGGAACGAACGACGCCAAAAGGCGTCTGGGTACTGCCCGAACTGCAAGCGCTAATCACCCCCACGACATTCGTTCTTTCAGTCGACGCCACAGGTAAGGCGTCAACTCCACGAGATTTCCAATTGGGACGTACCGATACGTCGGGTGTCCGCCGAATCCCATGAGGTGGGCGGTCACGAATCTCTCCTTTGGAAATTTACGAGCTATCCTGAGTGATGGTTTGTTGTGTGTCGCTAAAATCGTGTGCACGTGCGGTGCGGACAGGGCATAGGTCAAGCCTTTGTTGTACGAGAGGTCGGTATCGGCTTTCGCGTCGAACGTACCCGACTGCGTTCGCAAGTACGCACCGCGAACGAGTTTCGCACCCAACCGGAACCCATCCCCCTGCGACGATTCTATGTCAGACAGGAGCTCGCGGAACGCGTCGCGTCGGTACATCTGGTACGTCGCATACACGACGGCATTTTCTCGGGTGTTGTGTCGTCGCATGAGTTCGTAAACCGCGTCCTTGTACAGGACATCTTCGGCGTCGATGCACACCCGAACGCCTCGCGCCTTGGCTTGGGTGATGATCGCGTCGACGTGTTTTTCCGCAATGTCCTCTGACTGACGACTCCCGAAACTCGTCATCTTGAGGGCGCACATGTATGCCGGTGGTAACGCGTCCACCACGATCTCGGTGATTCGACGAACTTTGGCGACGTCCCATAGGCTGACATTTTCGCGAGCGTAATCGACGATCACGCGCTCACCTGCGTCGCGACACCGAGCGATCACAGAACACAATTCATGATTGAGGGCTGCATATCGCAGCATTATATTATACCACTATATTACATGCGAGTGGTGCGTCTCAATCCGAGTCCGATCGCCGCGAAGAAATGGCGCGTCACCCTGCAGGACGGAACCAAGGTGGATTTCGGTGCCCGAGGGTACGACGATTACACGACACACAAGAACAGTATGCGAATGCGAAACTACGTTCGTCGACACGGCGGGATCATATCCCGTAAGATCGAGAACGAGACCGATCGAACGAAAATACACGAGCAGATGTTAAAGGTTGACAAGAGCACGAAAGAGATGTGGGGTCTTCGACGAGGCATCACCACCCCGGGTTTCTGGTCTCGATGGCTTCTGTGGAGTCAGCCGAGTCTGGGGAAGGCGATTAAGTTCATGGAGAAGAAATTCAATATAAAATTTGCGTAACGTTACATTATCTAATATTGCTCGGGTGTCTTCCCACCAAAAATGATTTTATATCATTGAAGATTCTGTTGAGTGAGAAAGAGATCCAAAGCTCTTGATCATCATCATCATCTGACCAGAAGACAGACCAGCCCTGTTCTTTCAGAATCGCCGTGACCGAC